CACCTGACCGCTTTAGTTTCTCTTCCGCGACATGGCTTGATACGGGATCAAGGTTTCGACTCCTTGGCGGATCGAATAGCGGAAGATAGGTGATAGGTTGCTGCTGACTCATGCTGCTGCTACGTCTGATTCTGAATCTAAGTCTTCAACCATTTGCCGAATTGCTCGCTCGTGCTCTTCAGGTGAGAGGTTCTGAGTGATGATCGCTTGCTTCCTTCGCTCATATTCGGCGTAATCAATTTGCGGGGTCATAGTGCCCTCCATGCGACTGAACTCCAGTTAAGTGACCCGTCTTTCGATAAGTCACAAGCTCGCCATCGAAAATTAGTTCTTTCCTGAATAGCGGGCCTTCACGTTGCTTCGCGCACTTCAGAACGCGAGTTGAAAACTTGACGTGCTCTTCCGCTCTGTCACCAAATAAAAACAGAACCGTATCGGCGTCTTGTTCGATCTCGCCAGAGTCACGAAGATCGTCTAACTCCGGCTCACGTCCGGCTATTCGCTTTAGTTGACTAACCGCTAAAACTGGAATGCGAAACTCCATTGCCAGTCGCTTTAGTGATCGTGACAGCGATCCGACTTCTTGGTTGCGAGTTTCCCGTTTGCCCTCAGATTCGAGTTGCTGTAGGTAGTCAACAACCAGAAGATCGATCCGCTCATCTCGGTTTTGGCTCTCTCTTAGAAACCCGCGAATTTCACTAACCGTGATGCTGGTGTCATCGAGAATGATTGGCTTCGCTGCGAGCCTCAGCACGGCTTGCTGGATTTTCTTGTATGAGGATTCGTAGATTCCTGGGTTGATTTTCCACCGCTCGACGCCACTCTCCACAGCAACCAAACGATCAAACAAAGACTCTCGGGACATCTCACGCGAAACGATGTAAACCCGATGACCTGTTTCTGCGATGTTCGCGGATATGTCCAAAGCAAGACTTGATTTGCCCATCGAGGTTGGGGCCGCAAGCACGTAGAAACCGGGTTGGACCAATCCACCACCGAATAGCTTTTCGTCAATCTCAGGGATGCCGGTGGGCAAAGCATCCGAGATGCCTCTGAAAAAGTTTTCATAACGCAAAAGCTGATCGTCGCCCAGGTTCTCCAAAGTAGACGGTAGAGACTTGCCCTGGCCTTCCACTCGAACCGAATCTAGCTGGCCGATGGCGTAGGTAAATAAATCATCGTCCGAAACTTCCCCGTCGAAAGCATCCGCTTGAACCTTTTCCGCAAACTTAATCAACCAACGCCGGCGGGCCGATTCGCGTATCCGAGCAATGTAATTGTTCAGCGTCGCAACGTGCGGCAACCCATAGCTCAGGTTCGACAGGAACGACATGCCGCCGCAAGATTCCAGCGAGCTATCGCGTTTCAACTCTTCGGCAATTAGCGTTGAACTCAAGTCTTCTTTTCGATCATGAAGCGTGAGCATTACGGCAAAAACGCGACGATGCGAAGGCGAATAAAGCCATTCAGCCGGACAGTCGCGGCGGGCCTGTTCAATTAGAAGATTGTTTAGGATGATGGAGCCGAGCATCACGCGCTCTGTCTCAACACAGTTTGGAAGCGGAAGATCAGGAAGGGACATAAACCCTCCCCATCTTCGTGGCTAGTTCGCGCTGCTTAGCTTCGCGGTCAATGCCGTTACCGCCGCTCGGGACGGTTAGTGGCGGCTCGATATTATTCAGCCAGCGCAAGACAAAGGCTCGCGTTAGGTTGCGGTTTTTATTCTTGGGAAGCGCGAGCCACGTCCGCATTTTATCCAACTCACGATCTAGCTTGACATGGGAGTAGACTGGATTAGTCCGAATTGAATCAAAGAATTCAGAATCGCTGATCTTCTTCTTGCTAGTAGTCTTTGGTAATCTCTTGTTAATAGATTCTTCACTTTTTGCAGTATCCAGGTTTCTTGAATTTTCGCAGATTGGATTCTTTAAAAAATGAAGAATGGATTCTGAAAAGTGCTCCTCTTTTAAGCGATAATGAACCGTTGGCGCTCCGTTCGCTTTTTTTAGGCGCGTTTCAAGGATTCCTTTAGCTTTTAGCGATTTTGCGGCCTTCCGCACGTCGTACTCACCCAGGGCGATTTCATCGTCCCATTCACGGTAGGACTTGTAGAACCATCCGTCTTCGGTCTTATCGCTCCAATAGAGGATTTGGGACAGCAAAAGCGCAGCCTCTAACGTCCCTGCATAGCGGATAAACACCACGGGAACGGTGATGATGTTGGACTGCCCGGCGAACTGTTTTATCAAGCTAAAAACCTCAGTGCGTAGCAATGGAAAAGCCCTCACTTGTGGACGCGCAGCGCTTTGCAGTTGACTCCGAACCGAAAGATACGAAGTAGCGACAGAGCGCCCACAAATCAGGGCTTCTCTCTTTCGGTTAACGTCCGTCGGTCTGCTAACCAACGCCCGCGTCGCGGGAATGTTCTTACAGTCATCTTTGTACCTCGAAAATGAAACTTACGTTTTAGGGATCACCCGCAGAACGCTTGCGGCCTCTCCCCTCATCCTCTGTGACTAAACGAGATTCGCAGGGGCGATTGCAGACGCTGCATTCCACGCTGCCAAAAGAATCGCCGCCGCTCTCGGGATCATCTCGACGGCCTTGTCCATCGAAACACTGTAAATCTTTAGAGACAGCCATTCTTCACCGGCAACCGCTCCCGTGACGGAAAACTCGACTGAATGAATCGCTCCAAGATTCCAAGGCGTGATACAAATTCCAGGCGGCTTCTCATTGCTTGTGCAATCGGCGGCTCCGTCAAGCTTTTGGTATGCGTACCAGTCAACGCCTGTATTTGAGTGCTCCGGCCCGATCTGCCAGCCAAGCGTAATCAGTGTTTCCTTAAGACCGTGCGGTGTCATCGTTTTCCCTTTCTTCTGCTCCCCTGTGGAGGGGGCGTTAAATTAGAAATTCCTGATCCCGCTTAGCGTTTGGTAGTACCACGCATGTAGAAAACCCAGTTCGATCATCGCCGGATCGTTGCGTGACATCTGCCAAGCCCACAGCGCTCGCCCTGTTCGTCCGTTGCCATCGAGAAACGGGTGCAAAGTTTCGTATGCAACGTGAAACTCAAACGCGGTCACTTGCTCAATCGTGGACAGAAGATCATTCAGCATCGTATAAATGCGCGGACCGCCCGCCGGTGCGACGTGAGTGCCCACGCGCACATCCATACCTCGCTGGTTGCGTAGAAACCCCTTGTCAGGTGAATAGACGACCGCAATCTCAGCCACGGCATCAAGTGTCGGACGGCTACCCGCGATAAAGGCTCGCGTAGACTCAATCTCTGCATCGGTCGGCGGTCGCAAGATGCCCTCGATACGATTTGATTCAGTTACAAACTCCAATGATGTTCATTTTCGTCTCTTTGTTAGCTGCTGAGTCCAACCTGAGGCCGTCGCTAGCGGCGTCCCGGTCTGTGTCGGGCGGCTGCCCGCAGGCAAATCCACGCTTGCCGCTCAGGGGACTCAACACTTGTTTTGGCTGCTCTATCTCAGCCAGAAAATGTTCGTCACTCGCCGCGAGAGCCGCGTTTCCGTCCCTTTTAGCCCAAGGGCTGACTCCGGTCGGAAGGTGCGGCAACCTGTGTGCTCTCTCGCGCTTGTCCGCTAGACTCACTTCCGCAGAGACTCGGCCAGCACAAGCACGAGTGACGAATTCAAAGAACAAGTGGGCGTGTGCGGTAGGCTTACGTAACCGCGTACCCAAATTCATCATCAGGCACGTCGCCAAGAACCCATCCGAGCGCCTCTGCTACGCCTTGTTCGTAAGTCATGCCCGGATACTCGCTCGCTTCCGAGTCGTTCACGTTGGCCCGCGCGTTTTCGATTTCCTGTTTGCTCTTCATCCTTTTCTCCTGAATCTCAATTCAAAAAGATCGCGCCGTGTGCAGCGATCCCAACCCACACCCCGGCTCACTTGGTATCGCAGTAGGGATCGCTGACCGGGGAAACTCGCTAGAACGGAACGTCTTTAGGGTCTAGTTTCGCGGCCGGCGGAGGCGTTGACGGCGCTGACTGTCCGCTGTCGTTTGTTCTTAGCCTCACGCGAATACACGCCACCACATCACCGCGGTACTCAGTCTCCGTCGGATACAGCGTGATCCGCTTACCTGGCCAGTTGTCGGTATCCTTACTATCCGTTACCTTCGCGATCACGTTGAGAAGGGTCTTGTTTAGAACGAGCCCCTTTTCCTTGCCCTCAAAAAACGCCACAGGCTTTTTGTCTTCACCGATCTTGACGACCTGAACGTCGCGGATCGTTACTGTCACGTCCCGACCTTGAAGGTCAGACTCTTTCAGGTACTTTGACGGGTAGATTTGATCTATGTTCATGTTGGTGTCCTTTTCTTGTCGTGTTGAGTTTTGGTTTAGAAAGGAACGTCACTAGCGTCTGCCAGTGCCGCCTTGTTGTGTTTGAAGTTGTTGAGCGTTTCGGACAGAACCTTGATTAGCTCTTCAAGTTCTTCCACGTCCAGACTCTCAAGCGGAGTATCGATCTTGAGCTTTTCCGCGATGAACGCATTAAGAGTCGCCGGGTTAAACGCTGGA